GGTGGCCGTTCACATCAGGTGTGACCACGGATGCGGCCCAGATCACCTGCCCGGCGCCTAAGCAAAACAACGAGTGCAAGAGCTGTAGGGCCTGCTGGGACACTTCAGTGAAGAGAGTAGTTTATGGCAAACATTAAACTAAGCAAACTAATCAAACAGATCAACGAAGAGCACAAGCCTCCGGGCGGCTGGCGAGCGAGCGATAAAATAAAAAAAAATAAAGAGCACAAGCGCTCAAGCGTACAAGCGAGCGAGCAAGCAAGCGAGAGGGAGGGTGGGCCCACGAGCGAGCAAGCACACAACCTACACGCGAATAACTCAGCGCGGTTCGTGGAGAGTGCCCAAGCTTACGAAGGGCGCAAGCCTAAGAGCGCGCGTTGAATCGCGGCCCAATCATCCTGGGCCAGGGGCGGCGTATCGCGGTGGTCTTCAAGCAGACCGTGGATCGAGGATGATCCATAAAGTTTTACGGAAGACTTAGAGCCTTCCGCGGCTTGTTGAACAAGTATAAAATTACGCTTACTTCTAGTCATATGAAATAGTTTTTGATGGGGGGAAAAGTGTATTTTTTTACCGTGTGCTATCTTAAGTTCACACATAAAAAAACCACAAGAATCGTTGTATCCTAAGCAATCTGGAGTGCCGAAGCTACTCCAAGATTCTAGTCTTGTCCACGAAATCTGGGGGGTATTTTTGGATAAAAGTTTCCACAGTTTGGACTCTCTTTTCATCGTACACCTTTTTATAAACTTCCTTTACAATTAGGCTAGTTCCATCTGGGATAGGGCTCTCGGTGGATGCACCAAGTAAACCTAATATCATTAATAAAGTTTTCATAAATTGACTTGTACGTTAATGTACGATATAAGTCAAGGTATGGGAGTACCAGCAAAACTTAGTGAAAGACAAATTAAATTCGCAGAATTACTAGTGTTTAATGAAGGACGTAAGAGTCCTAGTGAATGTGCGTATGAAGCAGGTTATAAATCTAGACCTAGGCAAGCTGCATCTGAATTAAGAAATCCTAAATACTCACCTTTAGTTGTCAAATATATTGGAGAGTTAAGAGCAGAGATTCAAGAAAAGTATGGTGTCAATTTTGAAAGACATATAACTGAGCTAGCTAGAATCAGAGATGAAGCTAGAGTAAAAGGAGCGTGGTCTGCAGCTACCAATGCAGAAGTTGCTAGAGGTAAAGCAGCAGGACTCTATGTGGACCAGAAATTAATTATGACTGGCAATATAGATAAGCTCTCAGAATCAGAAATAGAATCTAAAATGAAACAGATTCTAGATGATCACAAAAGTTTAATTGAAGGTGTGGTTGTGGAATCTAGTGACGAAACGAACAGTCTAGATAAATCACAATAAGCATAAGTAATAATACAATTCCTTGGTGAGCATTAAAAAAGCCATTCCACGTATTGTATATTTGCCTTAGTTTATCAAACATATTATCCTTAGGTTATTTAATTGATTAGTTTTTGAATATCTTCTCTACATCTGTATTAGCAATATACTCACCTAATTTTTTTAATTCGCTGAGTTTTACCTTATCACTAATAATACCTTTGTCTATAAGACCTTGTGGGTTAGGTCCTTTGACCGGCGGTATAGCCTTCCACTTGACGTTGGGCATATTCTTTACAAGTGTTTTATTTTTCATATGTTCATCTTCTCCATTTTAATAATACAGCCTATCGGGAAAACATTCCTATCAGAGTAGACTTCGTCTTTTTCATCGTAGCTTGCAAAAGTCCATAAAAACTTTTTAGTTTTTTTATATACGTATCCATACGACACCATTTTTGAACATTCAAATTTATCAAATTCATCTGGTGTAGCGTGCCCTCCATCTGCAGTAATGTCAAGCCATTTTATTTTATAAAAATAAAATCTCTTTTTGTTAATTACTAAGTGTTTGTACTTAGATTTCTTATGTTTTCTAGTTCTAGGCATATATTCTTTTAGCATATAAGGGAGATTTTGACCCCTATAAAGTTTTTCAAAAAAACAAAAAGGGTCGCGCGCGCCGAGTACAAAATCTGAATTCATCGTACACTTTTTGATTTTGTGCCACCGTAAAAAGTCAAAAAAGCTAGTATTGACGCCATTTGTGCCACCCTGTGCCACCAAAAATGGACCCTCTGGCACAGCTATTAGTCAATAATACCAACACTTTTAAGCCAAAATTACGGTTTGTGCCACTGTGCCACCCCTAAATTTTTTACTCAGAAAAAAAATAATAGGGGCAAAAATTCCACTTATGTTGGCACACTGTGACATAAATGTCACACTATTTCTTCTTCTTCTTCTTTTTTTTCTTTTTATCCTTCTTTTTAGCCTTCTTTTTCTTCTTAGCCATATGTCCTCCTTCCTTGTGTAATATTGTGTAATACTTGGTTATTCTTCTTATTGGTATAAGAGATAGTCCCGGTCCATTTAGGATTGGGAGTAATAAGTGATTTAAGAACCTTCTTATAAGACATAGCTTCCTTTTCTTCAGGTTCTTTACCAGATTCTGTGATTTTAAATTTATATTTCATAATAGCTGTAGCCGGATCCACTCTCGCTTCCCCGGCTACTCCCAAGGGATTCTATATTTTAAAGGTTAATGATTGGTTTACTTGACTTCTAGGCTCACCTTTCATAACTACTCTCCAGGCGGCACTACTATTTATCTTACCCAACATTTTACTCTCTTGTAATTCCATTTTTTTAATTTCCTGCAGGGATCCATCTTGCATTTCTATGTAAACTTGACAATCTGAAATAGCTGTCCCCTTATTACCATTAGTAAACTTATCTAAATACATTTGAATATCTCTCATTCTCATTAGTGATATGTCCTTTCTATTTTTTTAGATATAACTTTAAGTAATTCATACCATTTCTTTTTCCACATCTCTCTTACTTCTCCAGATGTATTCCAGTAAGCTTTAGCTATATTATCTAATCTTTTCATATCAATCTTTATGTTCATTTGCTTTCCTTTCATTAGTTTGTCTTAAAGATTCTCTATAAGATTCTTCCAATTCTTGTTTTTCTTCTTCAGCTTTTGCTAAAAAGTCTTCAGCTTTTACTTCTACTTTAGGTTCTTGTTTCATTTCATGGTACTCAGTTACTCTCTTTAAAAATTTATGTTTTGCTTCTCTAAATTCAGAGCCTTCTATAACAAATTCCTGGTAGAAATTATCTTTACTACACATCATAACGACAGCTTTATTGATAGAAGTTTTATATACATAGTCATGTGCCATACCATACGCGCCCAATTGTAAAAAATAGTCTTCAATCCATTCTCTTTTCTTTGGTTTATTAGTTTGTTTAAAATCTATAACCGCTTCTTCACCTTTATGAATTGCTATTAAATCTGTTTGCCCTGCATATAGTCCAGGATAATATAAAGTTACTTCTGACCCATAGAACTCAGGAACATTACATAACCCGCGCTCAATGACCTGTTTAGCCATGGCATGCGCTTGTTTACCCACGTCCGTTAGATCTATATATCCATTTTCAATGATATATCTTTCAAGAATCTTGTGCATCGCCGTTCCACGTTCCGCGCTTTGATCTCGAATTTTGTCGGCCTCCACTTCACCCTTCGCTTCGCGCCATTTCCTCAACGCTTCGCGCTTCTCGAATGGTTCTGTGTGTTTCAAGATAGTGGTGACACTTGGTAACTTCCATTGACCATTGTTAATATCATAGTGTCGCTGACCTTCGATGGTCTCTCTTTTAGTCGCGGGATATTTATATTTAGGATTTTGTTTCATTTAAATACTTTAACATTGTTTCTACATCACTTACGTGAAATGGATCATTATCTTCACTTAAGTTATTTTTTCCAGGCTCGGTAAACATACATTTAACAAAGCCATTCTCTATATAAGCCGAATATCTCCAAGATCTTAGACCGAATCCTTGTTTAGGTTTACTAACTAACATACCCATACCAGCTGTAAAGGTTCCTTCACCATCACCGATGGCTTTAACTTTTTTAATATTTAAATCTCTAAACCACGCATTTATAACAAACGCGTCATTGACAGAGACGCAATAAACATCATCCACAAATTTTTTAAGTTGGTCATATTTACTTTCATACTCCGGTAATTGTTTAGAAGAACAAGTCGGCGTAAAAGCTCCAGGTAAAGCAAAGATAACTATTTTCTTATTATCAAATAAGTCAGATGTTGTAATATCTTTCCATACTCCACCAATGGCACACGCTTGACCAATATTGATATGATCATTGTGTCTCATTCTAAAAGTAACATTAGGAATTTTCATTAGAATAATAGTCCTCCAATGACTAGTCCAACAATAAAGCCAGTAATAGCACCAACTATATATTCTCTATGATACAAAGATGTAATTTCCCACCATTGTTTAAAGTTTTTCATTAAGTCTCCTTCTATATTTTTTTTCTATTTGTTCTAGTTCGTGTTTATGAACTAGATTATCATACTGATGATCTTCTTTAGCTCTCGCTAATGAAGCTTTTAATTGCTCTACTTCAGTTTGTAAAGCTTTCATCTCCGGTGAGTTATTACCAATTCCTTTAATAATACTTAACTCGCCTTCAAGTGTTTGTCTCTTTTGTTTTTCTTCACGCCACATATCCAGTAATGTATTATAATCGTTATTTAATTTTAAATCCTTCACCATATCGTCCTTTATATCCATATCCACCGTGATGTACCATCTCCGATTCGATGTTCGCGTACAATTTAAAGCCATTCTCTCTAGCTAAATCACAAAACGCAATATCATCCCCGGTCCACTTACCATCTTTAAAGGTACAATCCCAGAAAGAAAAAATTTTTATATCTTTAGGGAATAAATCTTTATGTTGATGGACATTAATTTCTAAATCAGGTCTTTCTTTCATTAACTTTTCAAAAACTTTTCTGTGTATCAGCATCATACCTGCTGGTCCTTGATGTATTTCAACCAAGCCACCAGGTAAGATTGGTATATGTTTATTGTCTCTAACTGTTGTCGTATATTTTACAACAGCAGGATCATTTGTTTTTATTCTATACGGAGTACACACAATATCTTTTTGCGCCACTAACATACGCAAAGGACATTCCGGTTCAAACTCTACATCAGCATCAACAAAAAGGAGATAATCTTTATCTGATGCCATGAACCTACCGGTTAGAATATTTCGAGCATATGCAACATAAGGAGATTTCATTGTGTTTACATCTACTTGAATCTGTGCTTTGGTTAACGCTGCAATGAGCTTAACCATTGAAATCATTGTATTTATTTTAACTGAATCATAACAAGGCATAGCAATATATACACTTGGTCTTTTTATTTTTTCATCTACCATAATCTTATACTTTTCCTTTCTTGTGGTTTAGGTTCTTTTAATTTTCTTCCTTTAATTTCTATGTGGGGTCCAAAAGGTTTCCACATCTTAGCCATTAAATTTAATTCTGCAGTAATACTTAAAAGTTGTCCTGGATTAGCATTACTCACTGCTATTTTTATTTCTTTAGATTTTTTCATGCTGTTACCGCCAACATATATACTGATAACAAAGTCATCAAACCTAAAAAGGTAAATATAACTATAAAAATTTTATTACGCGGATCTTTCATTTTTCCTTTCTTGTCTTGCTTTTTCATAAGTAATTTCTAAAAATCTTTGAAAAACTTTTTTAGGTACACTTTTTCTAAAAGCAGAAAAAGCTTTACGCCAATGTTTTAGATTACCATTCTCACGAATATCTATTTTATCAAGTGTTTTTTGTAATACAAGATTTTTATACCACTTATCCATTCTTTCTTTATAGATATCTATAACAGCTTGACACATATCAACAGTAATTTTTTTCTTCCAATTGTTTGCTTGCCAAGTACAAAAAATTAAATTTAATTTATTATAACCCATTTTTGGATTAATTCTATCAGCTGAAACATTAGTGTCAGTAGTGGTTCTTTTATTTTTTCCTATATTAACTCCTTTAATAGTAGTCATAATTACACCTGTATAAGGACACTTCCATCCATATTTTTCTTTTTGTTCAACCCAATGATTCCACCATTCTTCCCATGTCAAATCAAAGGGAAGCTTTCTTTTGTATGCTTGTCTTCTTGTGCTACTAAATAAAGCACGTATAAATCCTTTTTCACTATTAAGATATTTATAATCTGTAATTTTTCTTTTTGCTTTTGTTCTTTCTCTATAGGATATAACTTCTGGAATTTCTCCACGAGGAATCCATACTCCAGGTTTTATTTCATAAAAAGGTTTTTTAGCTCTATAACCAGGAAGAGCTACATATTTAATTTTATATCCTAAAGGTTTACCGCCCATGTATTCCTTTCCAATCAGCTAAACTAACTACATTTTTTGAAGTAACTACTTCATCAGTATAGTGATCTATAACTTGTTCTACTTTATGTAATTTAACTTGAACATAGGGCCAAATTAAACGACAGACATGATAGCAATCTCTAAATGTACATCGCCAACGCCATTGTGTTTTATATCTTCCACCTGCTTTAGTTTTTCCTTTTATATTTCTTTTAACCACACTACCTACACCTAATACTTCATGAACCCAACGAATCACTGATTCATCTGTCATTGCAATTTCCATATTAATGCGCCAGACATATGTATTTCTATATCCTTTGCCATTATGTTTCTTTTTCTTTTCCCATTTACGTTTATATTGTAGACTTCCTTCGCCATCAAAGAGTCCTGCAATATAAGCCATGGTATCTGTTCCCATTCCTATCATATATGGGCCCACCTCTCTGGCCTTGAGAATTCGGTGGTTACCCATCCTGTTTTGGTCGACTCGATTCCAGGTTGGTCCCAAAACCTAACGCCTAACGTCCAGAGGCTAGCGCGAAGCATTACATGTACGCCTACTAACAGGTCATCAAATCTATTCATACTAATCCTTTCTCCCTTAAATTAGGGATTGGATCTTTTACTTTTATTTCTCCTTGTGAATCACACTTCTCACAATTAGCCCAGATTTCTTCTTTAGCTAGATGGTAAGGAACTCTGATATATCCATTACCCCGACATTTAGGACAGATAATTTTATCCTGTTTTACCGTTTCCTTTGACATCTTTCTTCTCTCCTTTATTCTCGTCAAAAAATCTAATTAATCGTTCTACCATTTTTGAGCGAGTCCTATTGGTTTTCTTAGCCATCATACCTAATTTTTCCCAAGCACTTTTGGGTACAGATAATGACTTATATTTATTTGGATCTGCCATTCTTGTTTCCTTTCTTTATTAAAAACATTAATATGGGAACTTATAATAAAAAAACAAGTATTGCAAGTATTATTTTTTTAATGTATTATTTAGATCTCTTCTCACACCTTTTGTTTGCCGTGAGTTTCATGCTCGCGGCAGACATTTAGTGTTGCATAAATACAACACCACTATATCTGGTATGATGTTTCAACTTTAGGTTGAGTATCTTCTTGAGGTTTTTCTTTAGGAATAATAATGGTTGTTTCTATACAATCAAATTTAATATATATTTTATATTTATTAACCTCTTCCGGTCCAACTTCTTTTGTTTTTTTTAAAGCTTCTTCATAACCTGCTACCATACATTCATATGGAGTTTTAAATTTTATTGGCCATTCATATGCCGGCATACAGGTTTGTGCCACTGTTGAACACATATATAATATTAAACTAATTACTTTCATCGTCCTTGTTTTGCGTAAGCTTTAAACGAACGCTTTTTATGTTTGTTCATTGAAGATTTTTTTGGTCGACGACTGGATTGCGACGTCTTTTTAAACTTCGCACGGGTTTCGTGTTCTACTTTTCCGTAGAGGTTATTCTTTTTCTTGGCCATGATCTAACAAATTAATCCGCGTTTCTCTATCCGCGACAATGTATTTAATCACACCATTTTTCTTTTGTTCTAGATCACTTCCACATGTTGTACATCTATAAAAGACCGCATCAAATCCTACCAAAAGTGTTTTAACTTGACACTCAGGACAAATCCCACTCACCACCTCGGTCATGAATACGTGATTTTTTTCGGTCATATTTCTTTTTATTAGGTATTGTCTTAGGAGTAAAGACATTTAATACTTGGGCAATAGGATTCTGTCTTCGTCTAGGCCTGTTCTTCTTAAGAAAAAAAGCGTATGCTTTCTTATTCAAGGATTAAAGCTCTAATGTTTTTTCTGCCTTGATATATTTCGGTTTCAGCCTTACCTTTATAGCACTTGTAAGAAACAGTTTCACTATACTGTCTCTCCGCTTCACGTTTCCCGCGTAAGCATTGGGCCATCGAGTCTTGAATAAGGTGTTCCTTAATTTCTCCGTTTACGAACATCAGTAGGGCAAAAACAATCTCGGTCAAT